GGGCAAGAGGAGCTTTTCGGATTAATGCTGGTGGAACATTTTTACCACAGTTTAAGTTTAGTGCAGACCCGACAGGTACTGTTTTAATCAAGCAAGGTACATTTATTAGAATTACTCCAATTGGAGGCACTGGAACGATAGCGATCGGATCGTGGGCATAATGTGGCAGATAGATATCTACTTGAATCAGGAGCACCTGATGGTTATCAACTAGAAGATGCTAGTGGTGTTGTACTATTAGAATTATTAAACCCACTAGATTATTCTAAAGATTCTGCTAATCATAGGGGGATTAGCGACAAAAGACCACACTTTTACAATCCAGTAATTGATGTACGTAATCATTTAGCTAATGCGATTCCGCCCCCGGCTCCTGGCATTACTCGTGCTCCATTAGTATTTAATCCACATGCACGGAGTCCTAAACATCAACTAAATGAGGATTGGTCTAGTCCAATTCTTCTATTTGAACTATCGACAGTACCCCAAGCCCCATTTAGTTTTTCAAATAATGATGACATTGAATTAGGGGGCGAGGACAAACGAAAAGTTGTTCCATTTGACGTTTTTCCAAACGTTATTCTATGGAATCCACAAACTCCTCCAATTGTTAATGAGTTCTTTGAATCTGCTGGAACTCACAAACGAGATATTAGATCAGATGTATTTGAAAATACACTTGTTAGATATCTAAATCCAGTACAACAAGGGTGGGACGAGACCTACCAAGTTGGTGATTATAGATTAAGAGATATCAATTTAATTGTTGATATCAATCTACTAACCAACACATTAGCAGTTCAAGGTACCATTACTGGTACACTAGCATATACCAATAATAATGATACTTTAGCTGCAAGTGGCACAACAACTGTTGTAGGTACTTTAAATACAACTAATGCTGATGATACATCAGCAGCATCAGGTACCACAACAATAACTGGAACACTGAACAGTACAAATAATGATGATACTTCAGCAGCATCTGGGACAGTTGGCGATGCAGTTACTGGAACGTTAGCATACACAAATAATAATGATACCTTAGCGGCGTCAGGAACTACAACAATTGTTGGTACTTTAGCTTATACAAATATTAATGACATACTTGCTGCTTCTGGGACAACTACTGTTTTGGGAACATTAGCAAGAACCAATAATAATGATACTTTAGCAGCCTCCGGTACGGTTGGTACTCCTGCTGCAACAAGATCACAACTACCACTAACAGGAGCAGGACAAACATAATGGCAAGTCGTAACTTATTCTGGCCAGGGTCAACAACATCTATTAATGCCACTACCACTACATCCAATGCTGCACTACCACGAACTGGTGGAGTAATTAGATTGGCAAATACTGGATCAACGGCAATATTCGTTGTGTTGGGTACATCTGGTGTAACAGCAACATTATCAAATGGTTTCCCTATTCTACCAGGAACTGCCGAACTATTTACAACCGCTCAGGATCGCGCAGGAAGTAGCCAGTCTCCTACTCATTTTGCTGCCATTACAGAAACCGGTACTTCAAGAGTTTCAGCAACCGTTGGTGAAGGTGAGCTTTAATGTCACGTATTAGAAGTAGACGTAGAACGTTTAATCGTTTGCACAGTCTTCCAATACCTCCAGTACAAGCCGCGCCATCAGTTCCTACTATAGAGAGTATCCATGCTGATACTCCCTTTGCTAGCATGATTGGCTACGTCCAATTATTGGGTGGAAGTCAATCACTGTCTTCAGTAAATGAAAGTACAGGTATTGTTCAAACTGCTGGAACTGGATTTGGTGGTAATGCTAAGAGCCAGATTAATATAGGTGGAACTAATACATGGATGCGTTTTGGGAAGGTTGCTGATCCTGTGACTCCTTCTAGAACTGTTATTGCTTGTGCAGCTCAAGCTCAAGACGGTCCTACTTTCGGGCATCCTGCACGTTGCGAAATGGGATTTGGCAATGCACCAGTAAACCAAGAAGGCACTACTTACTGGTATGCTATAGAAACCTATATGCCCTCCAGTCGGTATAATGAGGGTAATGGAGTTATTCTACAGACCCACGTTAATGATCCTGGTGGTCCAGCAACTGGTCCTTTCACTCTAGGATTCTTAGGTGGTATTTTCCCCAATCCTGGTGTTGGTATTGACTTATATAGGTATCCAATTGGTGGCCCTAACAATGAGTATTATCCTTGGATTACAGATAATCTTGACTTTGCTGGAAACTCTGTAACGTTAAATCAATCAATGACAGCGGATAGATTATGTGATTTCGTACAAGGAACATATACCAATCGTTGGCATAAATGGGTATTTAAGTATAGAGGGTCTAAAGGAACTGGTACTGCTGGCATGCTATTAGGTTGGTTAAATGGCACTCAAGTTCTAAATCTAACTAATTTAGCAATTGGTGTAGCAGATACCACACAAGGAACATATCCAACTGATTATGTCAAATTTGGATTTGATGTAGATTCAGGAGCAACTACCACAGGTAGTTATGCGTTAGTACGCTCTAGCCACTTGGTATTAGATAACGGTTCTTATACTGAACCACAAATTAGGGCATTGTTAACATGAGCGAATTAGACATTTTAAAATGGATTGTACTAGGAGCACTTGGTTTGATTTCTTGGTTTTTACAACATAATTTGGCAGATTCTAAAGATCGTATCACACATCTTGAGAATGATATGCAATCTATGCGTCGAGATTATTTACATAAGGATGACTTCAAAGACTTTAAAATGGAACTTCGTGCTATGTTTGAAGAACTACGAAAAGACATTCGAGCAGTAAATGAGAAAAGCTAAATGGCCAGGTGAATGGAAAGTAGTCTGCGATGTTTGCGGACTACAGTATCCTAGTAGTGAAATGCGTAAACGTTGGGATAGTTATGTAGTCTGCAAAAAGGACTATGAGACTAGACACCCGCAGGATTTCCTACGTGTAAAACCTGAACAAGAGACTCCACCTTTTGTCAGGCCTGAACCAGCAGATGTTTTTGTCTCAGTAACATACCCATTCCCACTTGATCCGGCGACACACTAATGGCAACTTCTGGCATAACAATTTTTGAACTTTCCAGAGACAGTTTAATCAAGGCTGCAATGCGCAAACTTGGTGTACTGGCAAAAGGACAAAGTCCTGACTCTGAGGATTTGACTAATGGAATGCTTGCTCTTAATTCAACTATTTCTGAATTACAGGGGCAAGGATTACTCATATGGAAGAGAAATGAAGTTTCTGTAACATTAACAGCGAATAGGACATATAACATTGGTATTAGTCAAACTGTTAATGTTCCATTTCCTTTACGTGTTGAAAGTGCTTGGCTAGTAACCACAGCTACTGGTCAACGGCAAGAACTAGAAATTAAAGGTCGTGCGGAATTTAGTAGATTAAACGCATTGTCTACCGGAAGTCCCACAGCCATTTCATATCAACCTAAGGTAAACTTAGGTGTATTGTCAGTGTGGCCAATTCCGGATTCAACTACACAATCAACTAAGACAATTCTACTTTCATGTAGAACTGCTATTGAAGGATTCACAGGTGCTACTGAAACACCTGACCTTCCTCAGGAATGGCAGAATGTATTAATTTATGGTACTGCTGTGTCTTTGGCACCAGAATATGGTGTTCCATTAAATGACCGCAATATGCTAATAAAAGAATATCAAATGCATCTTGATTTGGCTACCACAGCTACTCAGGGTGAAGATGAAAGTATTTTCTTCCAGGTAGATACAAATGGCGTTTAAAAAGGCTCCAGAGCAAGATACCTATTCCACGCAAGAATTCCCGATCTTTAATGGGAACAATCAACGTGGATTTCCTGGTACACTTGGATCAGATGATACAGCTAAAGATTTTAGAATTATTAATCTTATTCTAGAGAGAGATACTAATACTATTACCAAAGAACAAAATTATAGTTTTATCACAAGACCAGGAACAAAAACAGCATTAACAGCTCCTATTTCTGGGGGAGTAACTAGTACAATTCACGCCATGTATTGGTGGGGATCAGCCTCGACTAATGGTAGATTAATTATAGTTTCAGCGGATAGTACAAGTAGTCCAGCAGACTTAGATATTCATTCATATGATCCTCCAGCTAGTGCAACAGATAGCACATGGCAATTAAATACTACATATGACAAAGCATTTCCTAGCGGAATTGTTATAGATGCTACAGCAGGTTTAGTAAAAACTAAAATATCTTTTGCTGAATTCCAGTATGATTCTGGGGCAGTTGATTTAGTTATTTCAGATGAAATTGGTGGTAAATTAGTAAAAATTACCCAGGCTGGAGCACTAACCACTTGTGTAGATGCTGATTATCCTGCTGGATTAATTGATATTAAACATATTGATGGTTACTTGGTAGGTATTAAACCAGGAACAGCCGATATTTACAATAGTGATTTAAATAACCCGTTCTCATGGACTGCTGGTAATTTTATTTCAGCAGAGCAGTATGGAGATACAGCAAAAGCATTAGGTACACATCACAATTATATTGTGATATTTGGAACTCAATCTATTGAATTTTTATACGACGCCGGAATTGCAACTGGTTCTCCTTTCCAACGAAATGTATCCTACTCTAAACAAATTGGATATGTGGGAGGGCTAGCACAACATGGCGATCAATTGTTCTTTCTTGGACAAGCGCGTGATGGTTCTGTAGACCTTTATGTAATGGAGAACACGGATGTAAAAGCAATCGGTGGAGGATTAGCACAACAAACATTGATGCAGTTCTTTTATGGAGCTGATGATGCTTTTTCTCTTGATCCTTATGTAATGACGTGCACAATTCTAAATTGTCCAAAAACCGGACATAATTTTTATTCGTTGTCTTATGTACCTCCTACAGGAGCAAAATCTTTTGTATTTGATTTAAAGACATTTGTATGGAGTGAGTGGAAATACAGTAATAATCCGTCTTGGGGAATTAAATATTCTACGTCTTTTCAAACAGTGTATCCATTAAGGCACTTTAGTTTGCTTCTTGCACGAGAGACTAGTACATCCATTCTCGCATTTGATCCAAGTTTATTTCAGGATGTTGGCGCCACTTTAACTTGGAATCTTCAAACTGATTTACAAGACTTTGGAACTATTAATCAGAAATTCATGCATCGTTTATCTTTCTATACAGACAAACCAACAACAAGCAGAACAATATCTGTCCAGTGGACAGATGATGACTACCAGAATTTTAATACAGCAGTTACTACAGATTTAAATCAAGAGTTACCAGCAATCCATCGTTTAGGTAGATTCCGCAGACGTGCTTTGAAGCTCACTGGAACATTTAATGATGACTTTCGTTTGTTCAAGATTGAATGCGATATTAACAAAGGTAGTCATTAATGGCAAATTTTCGTGTTGGTCCAATTAAATTAGACGATGAATCTCCATTTGTAAAGCAAGAATGGAACCAACAAGTATTGGATCAATTGCGTGCAATGTATACCGGCACAGGATTTAGTGCTGGCTCTATATCTTGGACCACAGCAGGCAATGTAACAATAGGAGCGCCTACTGGAGGTAACACTCTAACAGTACAGCAAGTTGGATCTAATGTAGGTCTTGTAGTAAATTCAACTGGTGCTAATGTTGCAACAATTCAACTTACTGCTAATAACTTTCCTAGATCATGGAGATTTGTAGTTTCCAGTTCTATTGGGTACTTTAGACTACGCGATGAGACCGCTGGAAGTGACCGTCTAGAAGTTTCTACCTCTGGCAACGTCACGATCAACGCTCCGAGTAGCGGAATAGCATTGCAGGTAAATGGGATCAACAACACCGCCACAGCGGACTTTGTCACCACTGGCACTACGCTAATCGACGTTCGTGCAACCACATCCAACGCCGCCGCTGTTCGGATCGCCGGGAACGGGCTGTCTGTCGGCACGACGTCGTTCGATTTACAGCAGGACTCTTCTGGGAACGTCGACATCGTTCAGCGCAACAATTTGCGGATGTCGCTTTACACGAACAACA